GCAGACGACTACGGACTTTATATAGTAGAGAAAAAAATGCGAGCGGTTCGTTGGACGGTAACAGCAGACGTAGTTGTGCTGCATGATGATTGGTCTCCGTATGAACACTTTACTTTAGTACCTTACTTTCCGTATTGGAGAAGAGGTAAACCTTTTGGAATGGTGCGAAACTTAATATCACCACAAGAACAATTAAATAAAATTTCATCTCAAGAACTACATATAGTTAACACAACTGCTAACAGTGGTTGGATTGTAGAATCTGGTTCTTTAACTGGAATGAATGCAGATGACTTAGAAGAGCACGGTGCGGAAACTGGTTTAGTCCTAGAGTTTAACCGCGGTAGTACGCCCCCTGGTAAGATACCGCCAAATCAGATACCCACCGGCCTAGACAGGATTGCACAAAAAGCTGCTTCTAATATAAAACAAATCAGTGGCATAAGTGACGCTATGTTAGGAACAGATGGAGCCGAAGTATCTGGAGTTGCTATACAAGCAAAACAGAATCGTGGCGTTTTAATGATTCAAGTTCCTTTGGATAATTTGAAAAAAACAAGACAGTACTTGGCCGAGAAAGTACTAGGTCTTGTACAAAGGTATTACACCGAAGAACGGGTTATCCAAATTACCGATGAATCAAATCCTTTTAAGCCTAGAGAACCAATGGCAATAAACCAAGTTACACCTGAAGGGCAAATCATTAATGATTTAACAATAGGTGAATATGATGTTGTTATTGCTACAGCTCCAGCAAGGGATAATTATGACGAAGTACAATTTGCAGAGGCAATTCAATTGCGTCAAGCAGGCGTACCAATACCAGATGATTTAATTGTTGAGTACTCACATCTTGCACGTAAAGCAGATATTGCTCAACGTATACGACAAATGCAAGGTACTGAACCACCAACTCCAGAACAAGCGCAGTTGGCTCAGTTTGAAATGGAATCTAGAATTAGATCTACTCAACTTGAAATTCAAAAACTTGAAGCCGAAGTCAAAACACTCGAGTCTACTGCTCAGTTAAATATGGCAAAAGCACAAGGCGAAGCTGCAGATCCACAACTTAAAGTTGCTGAGCTACAAAGTAAAATTCAAATGAAGCAAGAAGAGCTTGAATTGAGAGAAAGATTGTCAGGAATGACGAATGAAGTCCGTCGAGGACAAACTGAAACCCAGGCAGCCGCTAAATTAGCAACTGCCGCCATGAAACCTACAGGAGGTAATTCAAATGGCTAAAAGCAAAAAGAAAACTGCGGAGACGCAAATAGAAGAGATAATTATGGATGGTATGCCGGGGGCTGATGTTGTTTCTGAAGAAGAAGCAAAAGCTTTTGAGGTAGATCTTAACTTTGACGAGGTTCAGGAGGATCAAAATGAAGAAGTCGAAGAACAAAATGACGTCGTTGCAGAAGAAGAGGTTGCTGAAACAGAACCAGAAGCAGAAAGTGCGGAAGAAGAACCAGCTGAACCAGAAGCAATTAGCGAAGAAGGAGTGGATGAAGACAGCGAACCAGTTGCACAACCAGATATTCAAACAATTGAAGGAAGCGAGCAAGACCTTGACGAACAAACTGCTGTAAAAGAGCCTAAAGCTCCTATGGTGCCCAAGTCTAGGCTTGATGAAGTGCTAGCAAAGAACAAAGCAATGCAGAAAAAGTTAAATGAGGCTTCAGAAGCAGAAAAACAAGCTTTGGAAAATGCTCCTGAATACAGTTTTGATGAAAAAGAAGTTGAATATCAAGACTTAGTGCTCAATGGTGAGACAGAAAAAGCTGTTGCGTTAAGAAGCGAGATAAGAAATGCTGAAAAAGAACAATTTATGTTCGAAGTGCAAGCAAAAATGGGTCAAACAGTGCAACAAAGCCAAGAAATGACCGAATTACAAGCTAAAGCCGCTGAAATTGAAGCTACTTTTTCTATATTAAACGAAAATAGTGCCGATTTTGATGCAGACTTACAAGCTGAGGTTATAGATCTTAGAGATGCGTTTACTGTACAAGGTTATACTGCTGCTGATGCGTTAGCAAAAGCAACAGAATACACTTTAGCAGTTAAAAAGCCTGAGTTGTTAAAAGGTGCACCTGAAATTAAATCAGATCCAGCTTTACAACAAAGAAAACAAACTTCTACCGTAACTAAAAAATTACAAGCCGCAGAATCACAGCCTCCTGCTATGAAAGGAGAGGGTTCTAATGCAAAAGGCGAGAAAAAAGTTGATTTATCTTTATTATCAGGCGAAGAGTTTGACGCTTTGCCCGCAGAGACTTTAAGAAGGATGCGTGGTGACTTTGGTTAAGCCTTAGTATAAGATATAAGTATTCGGTCGCTAGTCCGATAACTAGCACGAGTCGTTACGGTAAAAAAACGTATTCGCCTATCATGGCGTAAAACTGGTCGACGTCATGTTCGTAAAATTATGAGAACGTTTCCCAACGAAAAAGGGTATACGGACAATGAGCCGCTCCATAAGTCGGCTGGTTATTTTAATTTTATTTGGAGGATAGCCCAATGGCTAACACAAACTTTAGCGCGTTGACCAGCGAACAATTAACGATCTGGTCTCGTGATTTTTGGCGTGTCGCTAGGAATATGTCTTTCATTAACCAATTCGCAGGTAGCGGATCCAATGCTATGGTTCAGAGAATATCTGAACTTACTCAATCAGAAAAAGGAACAAGAGCTGTTTTAACACTTCTTGCTGACATGTCTGGTGATGGTATTATTGGAGACAACACCTTAGAAGGTAATGAAGAGACTTTAAGAGCCTACGACATTGTTGTACAACTTGATCAATTGAGATTTGCAAACAGACTTTCAGGTCGTCTTGCTGATCAAAAATCAGTTGTTAATTTTCGTGAGAACTCACGTGATGCACTTGCTTACGCAATGGCAGACCGTATTGACCAATTAGCGTTCTTAACGCTTTCTGGTATTTCTTACACCCTCAAAAACAGTGGTGCTTTAAGACCAGTTCTGAATACAGGACAAAATCTTGGCGACATGGTTTTTGGTGGAGACGTAACAGCCCCAACTGCCAACAGGCACAGAAGATGGGATGCTACAAACAAACTTGTTGCTGGTGATGTAACTGCTACGGTAGCAGCTGACACCATCACTTACGAATGCTTAGTTGCTCTAAAAGCTTATGCTAAAGACAACTACATCCGTGGAGTAAGAAGCGCAGGTGGAGAAGAGGTATACCATTTATTTGTATCACCTCAAGTAATGGCGGATCTTAAACTTGATTCAGATTTCTTAGCTAACGTAAGAAATGCTGGAGTCAGAGGACCAGGCAATAGCTTGTTCTCAGGTTCTTCAAGCTTAATGGTTGATGGCATTATGGTCCATGAGTTCAGACATGTGTTCAATACAGCGAACGCAACATCTGGAGCTTCTGGTAATGCTGGTTCTGCTGGATACAAATGGGGCGCCGATGCTACTATCGACGGTTCTGCTTGTTTATTCTGTGGAGCTCAAGCTCTTGCTATGGCCGATATCGGTTTACCACAAATAGTTGAAGATACTTTCGACTACGGTAACCAAAATGGTATCTCCATTGGTAAAATCTTTGGTCTTAAGAAGCCTAAGTTCAACAGCGACTACAACAGTGGCGTTGAAGACTTTGGTGTTATTAGATTGGATGTTGCATACTAAGTATGCTTTTTGTGGGTGGCTCATGTTGGGCCACCCCCTTTTTAAGGAGTAAATTATGATAGTAATATCAAAAGACGACAAGTATATTTCAACCACTTGGGGCGCATCTATTAGATTAGAAGCAGGCGTACCGAAAGAAGTTGGACAAGATTTAGGTGTATTCTGTTTGCAAGAAGGTTGCACAGAACATAAACCAGATATGATTAAAGACAAAAAACCTTCAGAGCCTATGAACGTAAAAGTTGCTGAGGTAGTTGAAGTAGAAGTAGAAGTAGAAGTTGAAGGTGTAGAAACACCTAAAAAAACAACGGTTAAAAAAACGACTAAAAAATAATGGCACTATCGGGCGCAAATTTAATATCGAGAGTACAAGATACTTTACAAGATACGACAGGCGTTCGTTGGACTTCGGCTGAGTTGCTTCGTTACATTAACGATGCACAAAGAGAAGTAGTTAATTTTAGACCGGAATCAACCGCTAAACACGTTA